TATTAGAAGAATTGAAACCTTTTGAGAATGATTGGAAGAGATATAATCCTAAAAAACCAAACAATCGTTTTGGATTAAGTGTAACTAGTATAGACGGTGGTTTACATGGCATTCCTGATTTAACAAGTTTGAGAGATTGGGAAATACAAACAGGTGAACAAATACACAATCACGATTTAAATGTACCTACAGATGTATATAAAAATTGTCCAACACTACAAGCAATATTAGAACCATGGAAACCTTGGTTAGGTCGTTGTCACTTCTTACGAATGGACAGAGGTAGTTTCTTTCCTGAACATTTTGATATCAATAAAGAAGACTATGGTTATGATGAAGTTAGATTTATTGGTTTTGTAAAATGTAATGAGTATGACTTTAAATGGATTTATGATGACAGAGTTATCAAAGGTAATCAAGGCACTCTATGGTATTTCAATGGTAACAAAAGACATAGTGTATTTTCATTCAAAGACGGAATAATCTTATTGGTAATGTGTTTAAAATTTGATAAACACTTGTTCCAGAAAATGTTGGATTATGGCAAGGTAAAATAATGCTTTCTATATTATGGTGTATATTAGGAGTTTTATCAGGTGTACTTTTTGGTGTGATACCAGGTGCAGGTCCTTTTCTTGCAATCGCAACATTATATCCTTTACTACAGATTTTAGACCCTTTTAATATATTACTGTTTTATATTTCACTTCTTATCACAACAAACTATACCAATTCTGTGACAGGTATTCTATATGGTATACCAGGTGACGCAGCTGCCGTAACTACTGCTAGACATGGTCACAAGTTATTCTTAAAAGGTAAAGGACATTTAGCTGTTAGTAATAATGCAATTTCAAGTACGATAGGTTCTGTATTTGCAATTATTCTATTCTTATTATTTCTACCTAGTATATACAATGTATTTCGATTTTACAATAGTACCTTACAACTAGTTATTATATGTACAGCAATACTCTTCTTAACATTATTATCAAAACAAAAGATATGGAAAACTGTATCTCTTTTTCTATTTGGTGGTGTGTTAGCAAAGATAGGTTTTAATAATACAACTTTTGAAACATGGGGAACATTTGGCATAGATTACTTAACACTAGGTATTCCTTTTAGTGCTGTAATGATTTGTCTGTACATTCTACCAGAATTATTAAAGTTTAGAGATGTTGAAATGGGAGAACAAAAGAAGATTAATAAATTTGGTTATGACCCAAGCACAATAACATCTACAGGTATAGGAAGTTTTGTAGGATTTTGGTGTGGTCTTATACCAGGTGTAACGAATATATTAGGCAGTTATCTAAGTGCCAACTTTTTTAAAAAAGATTTAAATAAGATAGCAGCTTCTGAGGCAGCCAATAATAGTGGTGCGTTAAGTTCACTATTACCTCTAATCATATTAGGCATACCAATCGTAGGTAGTGAAGTATTAATTTTTTACTTGATTGTTACAAAAGGTTTTATCTTTAGTGTAGATACTATGAGTTATTTTACAGATATTCTGTATTTCATACCTATTGTCTTAATTATATGTGTAGTATTATCATGGGGTTGTTTTAACATACTAGGTCAACTGGCACAATTATATAAGAAACATAAAAATACATTAATCATTTCTATTGTATCATTCATATGTATTATGAGTATAAACATTTATCCTGTACAAGAATGGCTTATCATATGTTTATTAGTGTTAGGTCTTATAGGTTATGCATTAAGAAAGTTTGATACTTTTCCTATACTGTATGGTTATTTCTTAACAGATTTGTTTTGGGATAATTTAATGAGAGTGATGGTGATATATTAATGAATTATTTAATATTAGGATATCCAAGAGCGAAGAACAAATGGTCATGTCTTGAAAGAGCATTGAAGATTAACGGCCATGATGTAGATGTTGTTACGGAAAACTTTGATGATATTGTAGGTCCATATGATAGAATTTATACAGTATCAGAAAGTTTATTACCACTACATGCAAAATTAGAGAAGTCATGGGGATTAAATAACATATCTCAAAAGGCTGCTGACATATTATCAGATAAGTCAAAGATGGATAGTCATTGTAAATATCAGTTAGGTCTTGGCAGTATTGTACCACATAGTATCATTCCTACTAACGACACAGACCTAGATGTATTTGAAAATACACCTTTCATAATAAAACCAATCATTGGTTCAGGTGCAAAACCAGGTGGATTAAATTATCTCTCGTTTAGAAATAAGAAAGAATTTTTATTACATGCTGGCACATCATTTTTTGATGATAATAAAAAAGGTAAATTGGATGGTGAGTTTAATAATCGTAAAAATTATTACATGGCTCAAGAACAATTACCAGACCATTCTATTTTATGGGGACCATATGGTTATGTAAATGATAAAGGTAAGTTTAAGATTGTACTATGGGTTAGAGGTAAGGTTGGGTATAATAAAATTGATGAGTATTCTTATGAATCAAAGAATGCCGAATGGATGAGTTTTGATGAGAAAGATGTACCTACAGATGTTATAGAAACTGCTAACAACTTCTTTAGTAAAGTTATTACGAGTTTAAATCTAAAGAATATGTTTTTTTCAGGACCAGACTTTTACAAATGGGACAATACTATAAAGTATATAGATTGTAATCCTAGATTAGGTCAAGGTTTACAACAAATGGATGATGTACATAAAAATAAGATAGTGTCAAAGATATTAAATGATGAACCAGTTTCGTATGGTAGACAGATATATTGGGTCGCCTCTAAATTAAAACCAGGTAAAATAAAATCTGTAAAAGATATTAGACACTTAAAAAGTTATTTTTGTAAGACTAATAATGATAGATTAAGACCAGGCGAAACTATACCAGAGTTTACACATATTACTATTGAAAAGGTGCCTAGAATTTCTTTTTTAATAACTGGTGCTAACGAAGCTGAAATGGAAAGGAAGTTTCAGTTCGTTAACACCGAGTTACAAAATTGTATTAGTTACTATTCAGAGTAACGGCTGCTTCAACTTTATTTACAAGTGAAGTAGCATTGTTATCATTCAATACATAAATTGCTGAACCAGCAAAGGCAGTTTGCCATGCTTCAGTTGTAGTCAAGTCTGTTAAGACACTTCTTAACTCTTCAACAGTTCCGTTTTCAGCACCTACTGTTACAATAACATCAACAAATGCAAAATCTAATTCACCTTTAGAACTAAACGCAAAACAATTGCCGTCAGCTTCTACTTTAGCTTGTTTAGTTTGAATTGTAAAGATAGTATCAGCGTCTTTACCTAGATAACCTCTAGTAGTGGCACCACTACCATCATAAGGTATAATTTCAAATGTAAAGTTATTAGACTTTGATAAGTCACTTAAAAACTTTTCAACAGCTGGTGATTTACCCCATGTGGCAATTTTAATGTTTTTACCATTCATGTCTGATAATGAATTGTAAGTACGACTACAAAGTATTGTTTCGTATGCTGTAACGCCTACAATAGTATTTTTATCCATAGTCACAGACGGAAGAGATGAATCTCCTGGCCATTCTGTAGACCATAGAGTAAGAACATTACCTTTGTCAAAGTGTGTTCCTGCTACTACAGGATTGTTTGCCTGGATAAAACTAGAGTTATCTAATTTCTCCGACATCATTGTTAGTATTTGGTGAAAAGCACCCGAATCACTACCAGCGTTTACTACTGTAGTGTTTCCTGCATATGATGTATTTGCAAATAGAAACATCATACATGCGATTATATATTTTTTCATTCAGTTCTCCTTTAATAATGAATATTCATATTTAGTAAGTCATATTATATAGTTTTTTGACTAAAATGTCAAGTGTGGATTAGATAACTTCTTCTTTTAAATTCTTATCTATTGTAGGTAATTTCTTTCTTTCTTCAAGCCATTTATTTGCCGTATCTTCATTAGTAAATGTTCTTGTAATCATAACAGATTTTTTATCATATAGTAAAGTCTTATCATTTGAGAATTCATAAAGTCTATCATTGCTTATATGATTATTTAATGCTTCCTCATCATCTATACCGGCATTACTGTTTTCAAAAAATTCAGCAACATCCTCATATGTCTTGTCAGGATTAATGATATTGGTATATTTTAATTGAATGTTTATCATTTAATTCTCCTATTCTATATTATTTAGGTGTATAAATAGTATTATATATAGGAGAAAATTATGAATACAGTTATGATTGACGGCAACGAGTATGATGTCAGCAAATTGAGTCCAGTATTACAAAATTACCTTGTGGTTAGACAAGAAATTCAGGCCTCTAAAGTAAGACACAATCTTGAGCTAGAAAAAATCGAAGTGTTAACAACACATTATAACACAAAAATTGCAGAATTAATCAAGAAAGAAGTACCGGAAGAGAAAAAATAGATGGCCGCAATAGCAAACTTAACATTAGACCAAGGCGCAACATTTAATTCAGATGTTACCGTAAAAGACGCAAATGGAAACGCTTTTAATCTAACAGGTTATACAGCGACCGCTAAGATGGCTAAGGGTTATTCATCTACACGAACAAGAACAGTCATTACTGCTACTGTTAATGGTGACCCTACAACAGGTATTGTCACATTGTCATTGACTGCTGATGAAACGACAGCCTTGGATGGTGAAAGATATCTATATGATTTAGAGATTTTACAGACTTCTACAAGTACGGTAACTAGGGTAATTGAAGGTATTATCACAGTACGACCACAAGTATCTATTTAATTCACTATTTTTCTATTATAAATATACACAGGAGAGAATTAAATGGCAGATGTCACAGCTACTGTAGGACAAAGTAATAGTACAACAGCAA